AATCGTACGGGATTGACAATATTTTCAAACGAACGAATAGCCTGCCGCCATTTGTCTATATCCTGTGTTTTACGGTTAATCTGTCGAATGGTAATATTATTTATTACCATATTTGAAGGTACTGTACCTTTGATTCTAGTTACTGTCATAATTAATTCATAATTGATAATTCATAATGCATAATTTACACATTACCAGTTATTGTTGCGTTTTTTGTTGCCACCATAAGCTATATAATTACTTCCTCCTCCGGGTTTGTCGGTTAGGCGGGTAAGTCCCAGTATACTTTCCTTTTCTGCCTGAATACGTTGTAATGAGCTTATGCAATCTTTGTAAATCATTTGACGTACTTCATGCAGGTTGGCCGGATTAGACATCTTGAAACAATTGAAAATGGCAATATCGCGCACAATTCCAAATACCCGAACATTACGGGAGGCACCTGTTTTGGCGTATTCCTCTTCCATATCATAACGTGCGCATAAATATCCGCGCACCTCCTCCATAGCTTCGGTAATAGCCTGATTGACGTTTGTTTCGGAACGTGTAAGTACGTTTAGTGTTTCGGCATAAATACCGGTTTTAATATCATCAATGGTTAAGTACATGGCTAATTCATAATTGATAATTCATAATTACTTTTTGGGCGGATTGGCGACAAAGATGCAGGCCTTGTCAAGTACCATTGCATCACGAAGTTTTTTTGATAGCACACCGGCGTTAATTAGCGCATTGATTCTTTCGCGATCGTACACGCGTATTTTTTTGAAAATCTGTATTACATACATTTTCTTGTTTTGGATTTCAGCCATTTTAGTGGCATGTTTAGTGGCATTTTTTACCTTGATGTAGCGATAGCTGCGTTTGATGATTGTGAATAGCATAATTGTTTGTTTTTAAACTCGTTTTTTATTAATTGGCCGGCGGTGTATTTGAACAGCGTCGCCAGAGAATTGTGATCGTTTAATGTCAAGAATGAATTTGCCCCCTTCGATACAATCGGGCCCGTCGGCGGGTGCCGGTAATCCCACATCGAAAAGTTCAAATTGTTCTTCCAGTTTTTTCATATGCGGATTGTCTTTCTCATCAGCATTAAGTATCAATAATCCATTTCTATTCAAAGGTTCAAGCCCGCCCTCTATTCGGTCGAATTTTTCCGGCTTTTTACGCGTATCACCAATTACGCCAATTGAGCTCTTCTTTTGTTCAGCTATTCTTATGAATAGAGGTATAAATACTTGTTGATAAAAGGGGTCTTGCAATGTGTTGTTCTCAATGTAATTATATGTTTTGCATCTGTTTGAAACATAATCTTTGATACCCCAGAACCATTCTACGAATTTTGCGTTTGTGACCTGATCCAGAAAACCTGTATACACATAATATCGCCCATCTTTGAACCCCATTAGAAAAACTGCCTTGTATGATCCGCCCGATTTTGAGGTTGATTTTGATTTATCCTTATTGGATGTGGCAGGGTCAGCATAAGCAACCAGGTAAGGCATTGTGCGAATGTCCGGGCATTTTCCCCATGTCATTTGGGGGAAGATAGTACCGGTGGAAAGTGGACAGTTGAAATACTCCTGCATAGCAGCTTTAGTGCTTATTTTAGAAAGCACACGGTCTATCATCTCCTCTGTATTACGTTCCCAAACCGACTTACCATACTTATAATCGTTTAGTGGATCAGGCTTCTTGTAGTTGACCATACGGATATTGATAATATCATGATGGTCGGCTACTTTTGCAGCCAGTGTTACACAGCAAGTTTTAGCAATGATATTACCCAGAACCAATACCATTAATGGTATACTGATAGATCGTGTAGGAATCAACGCCTCTTCAATCCATTTGAAATTTTTCTCAACTGTTTTAGGATTTCGTATGCTTTCATCGGTATCGAAATCGGAAATTACAATACAGTCAGGACGTATGTTTTCGTTTTTCTTACCACGGGGCGACTGACCGGCACCCAGCGCAATAAATTTAGCCCCATCACGTGTGGCAAAGTCTCCCTCTTCCCAATCACCATAATTCTTTTGAGTACCATAGTACGCTTTTATCCGTTCGTTAGATTCCAGATTAAGCATATACGGCATGAGCAAATCAATTGCTGCATCTTCGGACGAAGAAACGAATACAATAAACTTCTTTTGTTTGGTAAGAACCAGGTATAGTACCACCATCATGGTAACCGTATCTTTACCTAACTCACGCGCCCAGCTCAATACTTCGTACCATTCCATATTCGCCACTACGCGCTTTATAAAATCGGTATGAAAGAGAGCAAACTCAGCCGTAGCATATTTGGGAAAGAAAAAACGGCACCACTCTATCGGACGCGCTTCAAGATAGGTTCGGTGCTTTTGCAACTCCGCTTCCGAACGATTCATATCAAGACCGCTATCCGATAGATATGCCTTTTTATACTGTTGCCACTGATCGAGGCTATGTCTTTCCCCTGGTTTCAAAATAGTTGATAGTTTATAGTTGACAGTTTATAGTGCCAAGTTTATTTTAATTGATCCTTGATGTAAGCATCGAAAAGAGACATCATTTCTTTTCCTTTTTGAGGGTCAATAGGACGAATCCAGTCGAGTATTTTTCGACTTACATTAATTACGTCGGTTAGTCCGCATTCCGTTTCGAGCGATGTCAGGTCAGCCACAAGTCGACGCCGGATATTACTTTCATCTTTATCCGGAAATCTGTACTTAATCTCACGACTTGCAATCAGATTATCAAGTTCTGTAAGTTGATTAATCGTTGAGCGCAACCGTTCTTCACGGGTTACTGATATGGTCGAGCGTAACTGATCCCATTTACCATCCTTTACCCATTTAGATATAGTTACTTCAGATACACCCACTTTTGCTGCAATTTCTTTTTGCGTCAGTTTTTCTTTTACGAAAAGTAGTTTGGCGTATTCTTTCAGTTGTAATCGCTTGTCCTTAGTAGTTGACTTATCCATCCCTTTAATTTTTCAGCAAAATAAGTGTAAATAATGGCAGGATAAAAAAATGATTGACAAAATGGCAGTGTTTTTTTGTTGGGGTAAAATTATCCTGTTTCTTTGCTTCGAATTTAAAACATGACAAAAGGAGTTTACAATTGACAATATGGCAAGACCAATAAAACAAATAGTTAATCAAAGTACATCTGACTGTTGCGATGTGTATATGTATGGCATCATTGGAAAGTGGATGGATATAGATACTAATTTGTTGATCCCGGCACTGGATAACTGCATAAAGAATGGATGTAAAACATTTAATATGTATGTGAACAGCGACGGAGGAGATGTGATACAAACTCAGGCTCTTTGGAATTTCTTAGACCGGAATGATATTACTGTAAATTGGATAGTTGACGGGGCGGCAGCTTCTTGCGGATTTGACGTTATGACCAATCCGAAGCATAAGATAATTATGTCGAAATACTCTAAACTAATGGTTCACTGTGTGAGTGGATGCGTTTGCGGAGATTCTAAATCAGTAAGAGCATACGCCGATACAATGGATACTTTCCAGAATGATATTGTGGACATGATAGCTAACCGATGCGGTAAAACAAAGGATGAAGTTACAAACGCCTGGTTTGACGGAGCGGATCACTGGTTTACTCCACAACAGGCATTAGATGCTAAACTGTGTGATGAGTGCGTTGACGGAAACCCGAACATGAACCAGGCTCCCGAGACGATGACTAATCCGAATGATATATACAATTTTTATCAAAATCAAATAATCAACTTAAAAATTAAAGACAGTATGGATCACAAAACGATCATACCGATTTTGAATCTGGGTGCAGATGCCGATGAGGCCGCTGTAAGAACCGGCATTCAAAACGCGGTAAACAAGGCAATCCGCCTTGAAGGTGAAAACGGAACTCTGAAAACAGAGAACGAGCGCCTGAATAATCAGGTAACTGAGATGAACAAAACGAAAGTCAAAAACCGTGTTGATACAGATATTGCAGATAAGAAATACGGTGAAGATATGCGTGAAGAGTACACCTCGATGTATAATGAAAACTTTGAGCGTACTGAGAAAATCGTCAAAAACATGGCAGGAGTGACGCGCATAAATAATGAGCTTGGCGGTGGGGAAAGTGCAGGTATTCCAGCAGTAGAAAAAGACTGGAAGTGGGAAGACTACCATAAAGCCGGTAAGTTGGAAAACCTGAAATCATCGAATTTAAATCATTTTAAAAACCTGTTCAAAACCCGTTTTGGACGCGAATATAAGGAGGACTAAGCCATGTGTACACATGTAAATTTGAATACGAATGCGAGTTATGATTTTATAGCTCCTGAAATCAGCAAAGATGCTGATGGAAAAATAACAACAGTATTTCCATCAGCCGAAAAACAAAGCCTGGCATCGGCTGCTGTTATTGCGGCACTGGTAGAACGTACTACTACTGTTTTGGACTTGGGAATGCTTTCGAGTGATGCCACGCTAAATTTGGCTTTGGGATCAGATATACCTGTAGGTGCTTTATTGCTGGTAAAGGCCGGTAGTGATGCTACTGCCAGAACATTGACTCTTGGAACAAAGTTTTCGGGCCCTGCATTAGCCGGAACAATCTCGAAAAATAAGTCGCAGTTATTCATGTTTGACGGATTAAACTTTGTGGCAACATCCGCTGCTGTAGCACTTAATTAATTCACAATTAATAATTTATAATTCATAATTCATAATTAAAAAAAGTATGAAACGTACAAAATTTATTCTTAGTCTGGTAACGGCTATGTTATTTTCGGTAGTGGTTGGTGCAGTAGCAGGGCCCGCGTTGGGCGTTGGCGCATTTGCCCTTTCAGCCATGAAAAAAGAAGTTCCTACCAACTCATTTATGGCAGGCGTAACCCCTGAAATATGGGTAGATTACATTATCGGAAATCTATTTAAAAACAACGAATTT